GTAGGAGCGGGTCCAAAGGCTGGCGGTGTACCAGCAGGCGTGCTACCGCCTACACCTTCACCGCCTGCAGCACCGCCTGTTAAATCACCTGCTTCACGCCAATCAGGTCCACTGTTTGTGATTTGATCAAGCTCCCACATAAGCTCTCTATCCTTTCTAAGGAACTCTCTATTAGCCATAATATCAGAGTCTGACCAGCCGAGGTATCGTTTTTGTGCGTATGTTTTTGATACAAAGTCACTTTGTGTAATATTATTAAAGTTTTCAGCTTTAAGTTGGAATTTTTGATTCTCTCTTAATTCGTAAAAATTCGTTGGTACATTAAAAGTAATATCGAGATGTGTATCCCTTAAACGCATCTCTTCATAAATGCCTTTAAGCTTGAGATGTGTTATGAACCCATTCTTTAAACCAGAAGCAAATCTTTGCTGTTGACGAATTACGAAGCGAGCAAATTTTAACTCTTCTCGTAAGATATCAGCCCCGTCTTTATATGGATCATCGGGGTTTAAACGGGTTGATGGTACTTTGAGGGATTTATATAGCTTCTTGACAAAATAAAGTAAATCTGTTAATTCACCGAGATTCGCACCACCAGCAAGTTGAGTTACAGATGTACCCTCTGAGCCTGCTCTCTTTGCAAACCAGAAGCTATCCAACATGGATTGTGGGTTAAATTTTTGTACTGTAGCTCCCTGGTCAGCATCATAAGTTCGCTTTGACCAGTAGTTTGTCATTAGCTTGCGTAGATATGCCTCAGCTTTTGGTGGGGCCATATTACCGACATCGACGTTAAACACTAATCTCTCCGGTGCACGTACAAGACGATATATAACTATCGCATCTTCAATTAAGCTCAATTGTCTATACGCTCTACGTGCATTTTCTATAAACGGTAGGCGTATGTTTTTATTCTCGTTCCATATACCGGAATTTATATACGTTACCTGATTAATATCCATCGGTATAAGCTCCGTACGAGCTATCTTACCGGGATTCTTCGGATCGTAAATGGGCTTACGTAACAAAAACCCTTTTACAATCATATTCTGTACATTTTCATATACAGGATCTATCACATCAGAAGGTATAGATACAACTCCTAAAATACCTTCTTTGGGATATTTCTTGTGTATTATATGTTCCCAAAAAATTTCTGCATCAACAAGAAGTTGTCGTATGTACTCCCATCCCTTATGCTCTAAATCAAAATACCCAATATATTTTTGAAATTCTTTTTTTATCGTATTTTTTTGCGAATCAGATAAACCTGCATCAATAAAATTAAGTTTTGCGATTTCACCATTATCGTCTTTGTTTATAAACTCATCGCAAATCTCATCCAATGCATCTGCAACTTCTGAATACGCAGCCATGACGCGGTAATCTGAAAGCCTCCTACCCTTGTCAGGCTGGATGTTTGCGTACATGAAGTCATGATAATCCTTGTTCTGTAATATGCTCGCATACTGATCATCAGAGAAAGATATAGATGATGAGACAGATTGTCTCGTTAGTGCACCAACTCTATCAGATCCACGGTTGAAGAAAAGTTCATATTTTGGATTTAAACTGTTAATTTTATCGTTAACATCATACGACTGGTAGGGCAGTTTTGATGAAACGTATTTCATCAACCCTCTGCCGAACGTACTTTCTCTATTTGAATCAACCATAATATATCACAGTTACTTAATTAGTATTTAGCATAATACCATTATAAATACGTATCAGTTAACGCATTTGATGTAGTAAATGTGGTAGAGTTCGTGATTTGAGGGTAACCATACGATGATATACTTTCGACCTCTGTAGTAAGATTTGTATTACTCGGGTAACTAAACTCAGCTGCTGTTAATTCTGCTACCGATGTTATCAATTGTGTATTATAGAAATTTTCTTTAATATAAAAAATATTACCGACAGGGTCACGCTCTGCTGGAAACAGCCATCCTTTTATAGTAAATGAAGTATCACCGGTGATTTTGTATTTATCAGTAGCTGCAATATCTGTAGGGTATGACATGTTGACGCTACCGCTCCAAAGAACTTCACTCCGAATTTCCTGCGGTACAGCAAACCCTGACATAGATAAATCTTCAGGTACTTTCCATGAAAGTATAATATATGGGTTATTATATGGGATGAAATTTGAAAGAATTTGATCCATGTCACTCTGAAATTTTGTTAAGATTGACATGTTTACGGTAATATTAACAGGGACAGGGCTACGGTAATGTGTTGTCGTTTGAGTTTTATCTATATCGCTTTTACCATTGCTAATATAAAATCCGTTAATTTTATTAAAGACACGACTTTCATCACGGCTAATGCTAGCTATACTAACAGATACAACAGGCAAGGTTATATTCTGCGCATAGTTTACCAGATCATATAACACACGTTGTTTTGGTGAATACACGTACCTAACCTGTACTTTACTCTGCGGTACACGTTGATTGTTATATCGCTTAATAACAATATTATCAAACGCAGTTATAAACTGCGTTATAAGATCCTTAATTTCAAAATGGAACGTTTCTGCTTTTATAACACTTTCTCCTCTTTAACTAAATTATTTAATTAATGAATGCGCTCAATAAAATGTTTTGGTAATTTGTTTTTAGCGCGATGTACAACATTAATAAAATTTCCGTCGAGAATATATGTTGTAGAATAATCATTTATACCTCTCGTAGCTCTTCCTGATGCCTGTACTATAGCGTTAAGCATCTTATTTTCATACCACTCCTTATCGAGCTCAAATAATTTTTTAATACGCTTTGATGAAAGTGGTAAGAACGGTAGCTTGACGATAATTTGAAATCTCGCTAAACTGTCCTTGAGATCGATACCGTAAACAAGAGACGGTGAGGCTAAGACCGTAGGGTCATTTGTCTCGCTATGTAATTTAAGAATATCTTCATTTGTGTTATTCGTATCACGGCACAGAAGTCTACCAGTTGATGAAAGCCTGTCCTTAACAAAGGATGTAATGTCATTTGAGTGTGTATGTATGATACCTTTTTCGCTATGATGATGGTTCATAATCAACTTTATCTGTTCACAAATACCGGGTAGTACGTTTTTGAGATTTTTATAATTAGGCTTGTATTTGCTTGAGATATAAATAGGCGACTTGCTTGAATCGAACACACTCTCGACTTCAATGTATTCATAATCTTTTATACCGAGTGATTGTGCAAAATGCTTATGGTCAATAATTGTAGCAGAAAGCAATACGATTTTATCGCCATAATCAAAGATATACTTCGATAATGTATTTGCTTTAAGTGGGGTTAAAATGACTCTCTTAGAATCTATATCTACAACATAATCACATTCATTCCAATGGGTAGCAATAACACTAAGGGATCGATGTAGATTTTTAAGGAACTGGTATTTTATTTTTTCGGATTGTGTAAAAAGATTTTTACTCTTATTTGATGCCTTGTCAGCAAATCTAGATATTTCTGTAGAAATAGGATCAAGCAAATCATTTAGCCAGATCAAAGCTCGTTCCTTACTATCTGTAACAAGTGTGGTATGCGGTATATTGTAATGTGTTAATTTTTCGTATGATATTTCAGCGGAAAATTGACGTATTAACTCGTCCTCTAGCTCCGATGCTTCATCACAGACAATAAAATTCTTTCTCTTTACATGACCTGGTAGTGCGAGAAACATTTTATAGTTGAGTACAGAGAACGGTGATAATAGAGCGTTGTTTCTTGCTGTATAGTAGGGGCATCTATTAGCCTCCCAGCATTGATCTCTAAGCGAGGTTGCAAACGTGCAAGGTGCTAGCTCTACATCAAAGTTTTTATCTACATCACAAACATAATTTGTTTTCCCTTTCAATATATCCGCTTCTGTGAATAGCTCGTGATACTGATCTTGAAGAGATTTTGAAATTGTTAAAGCAAAAGTGCCGGATGGTGGTTCATTATTACATTCTTGCTCGTAACTATAATTACCGTCAAAATCCATCTTATACGCGTCATAGCTACTAATTAGTTGATTAAACTCTGAGCTCGGCTCTTTCGAACAATTTCCTATTGTACGTGATATAAAACTCTTACCTGATCCTGTTGGTGCACAGCAAATTACGAACTTTTTCTTATTTAAGAAGGCTTTTTCTATTCTCGATATAATATCGATCTGCTGTCTACTCGGTGTATAATCTAGTGGGAATTGAGAGATGAGATTTGACGTCACAAATACATTATAATCTCAATCAATAGCATTAACAATAAGTTTTTTGTTAAAAAGTTTAGATATCTTTTGATATCTAATTGCCGTTACACACTCTTTTATGGCTTTGTTTGACATGCAAAACGATTCAATTGTATAATCAAGTTCTAAGCTATTACCTGTGTTTTTTATATTAAAAGGGTACGGTAACTCGTAAATTATTTTTTTATTATTTTTATCTTGATTGATAAGTGTAAAGACGCAAAAGAAGTCTTTTACGCAAAAGAGTTGAAGCTTACCCTGCTTTAGTTGTCTACCGTCAAGCGAAAATTCTACTGTTCGGAGCAGAAACGGTTTTATATGCTGTTCGATTTCGTCAACGGATGTCATGTGTTCATGAAATTTATTTTTTGTGGTGCAGATAGTCCAGCTAGCTTTTCATTGAAATATTTCCAGAATGTTTTATTAGCAGGTATAACTTGAATTAAATCGCATGCCACCATATTAATGCATCGATAGTCTTGCATAAAGATATCCCATGTTATAATAAGGTCCTTTAAATTAGGATTAAACTTTGGCATATTAATTGCTCTCTTATAATTCAACGCTAATCTACCTTCAGTACTATTAAGCAATTCAAGTGAGTTTGTGCAAAGCATGCGCCTGGTTAACGGTGCACCAGGCTTTAAACGTCTCCTGTTAAACTTAATCTCTGCGACGTTGCTTAGTAGAAGACTTTTTAATGTGGGCAGCGACACTTTCATTATCGTTTGTTCTTGTTGAGCAGATACCAAAAATACGCTGCTCATTTAAAAATATACCTTTCTTTAGAGTGCCGTAATTTTCAATATCTAAATTTGAAACCGGTACACCGAGATTATTCGGGAAGCAAACAAAATCACCCACCTTTGCGTATTTGACATTTGGTCCTGCTAAGATAACTTCACCGATACGCCATGCTTTGGTATCTGTATTAACAGGTACATGTAACCCGTTTCGGATAATACTTGTACCGTCTTCTGTTTCATCAACAAATGTACAGAGAAGTATATCATCTAAAACTTGCTTTAAGTTATAACCATAAAAAACAGAATTAAATGAATTTTTAGGGAGTGAAGAAAAGTCAATTAGACTTTTCGGAAGAGGACCAAGCATGTCAATATCTGCAACCATATACGTTTAATTATCTTCTGATGCTATAAATGCAATGTATTGGTTTATTTCTCGTTCAGATAATTCCAAATTATTTGCTATGAGTTTAATATCTAAGTTTTCTTCCACCTTCTCTTGCTTTATCTTCTTTATGTATGCTATTCTTTTCGACATAACATGCGGCAATACACCTATAAACAGGTTATATAAATCTGTCTTATTCTCAAAGACAGTTAAATACCTGTTTAATATATTACTGAAAACAGCTACAGACGGTGAATACATACTTACCCACCTATTAAGCATGTATGGTGAAAAATCTTTCTCTTGATCAACCGTCTGTAAGCAATTTTTTTCCTTTGTAAAGAGGACGCTTGTAATAAAATCAAATATTACCATTTTACATTAAACCTGCTCAGGCAACGGTGAGCTTACTAGTTTGAATAAAAATATCATCATTCATTGCATAAAACAGGTTAATAACATCCTGCATAAAATTAGTCGCCTGTTCGTCAGTCAGGTTAGTAGAAAAGGCAAAAGCCGGCGCTTTCTTACCAGCAGTTATATTAATACCGGTATGACCGAGAGCGACATTATTCTTTGAATAGGTAATACTAACACTACATTTACCTGTCATTTGAGTTACGCCGCCTTGGTTGTGTTCCTTATGTACCATAAGGTCATCACCATCAACCTCAATCGGTGTGTTTAGATATTTACTACTAAGAATATTTGCTATCTGTGTGTTTAATAGGCGCTGAAATGCAACAGCACCGAACGGGCACAGGTTCGGGATCTCCCAACAAAAATTAATAGCATCGTCACTATAGATGTAATCTGCACTGATAAGATCCTCATGATCGATCATGCCTTCCGCCTCAACCTTCATAGGTGCCCTAAAGGCTACAATATTACCAATAGGGAGAGTATTTTTACGGAAATGCTTGTAAGCAAAGCGGGTGTGAATAAGATCACCGTCGTAGATAGGTACATTAATAATCATATGGTCATTATATAGTATACGCTTTAATAATCAATATTTAAAATATTGATTCAAGTCTATCATAGAAAAATAATCTTCTAGATAGAATTCATCGCGGGTGACTTGACGTGACAATGTATCTTCTGTAATTTCGCTAAAATCAATAAAGTTGATTGATTGAGTTAGCTCAGGATACCAAGAAACCATCTCTGGAGTTATTTGTTGTATCGGTATACAGCTAAGCTTTAAAGCCTCGTAAAAGCGTAAGTTTAAAAATTTACCTGTACCAAGAGGATTTAAAATAAATTTATACTGATTTAGTTTTAATAAAAATTCATTATATGAAAGCTTACGATCTGTAATAATGATATCGACAGGTAGTCCTGATCTACTAGCACTATCTAACAGCTGACGTCTCGTAGGATAGTATTCATTTAACTGACCGATGAACAGTATTCTATCGATTTTTTTAATTTCACTTACACCTAAACAAGTATCCCTTGATAGATACTGCTTATTTATCGTTGTTTGGTTTAGTATTGTAGCATCATCGATGTCACTTACAAACTGTACAAGATTTCTAATTGTTTCGAGCTTTCGCTGATGATCGGCATTCCAAGGAAAACTCGAGCTAAATATCTTTTCAAAATTAAACACAACCGTTTTAATATTTCGTGTATTTAATTCATTTATAAAGATATCGTTCTTCCATATATTTACACAAGGGATGTGATGCTCATCTACAATAATTAAATGTGTTACATTATGAAGATCAGTTACATTATTAACATCTTTAATGTTATTTTTATCAAAGAAATTATATAGAGCCAATCTAAAGTTATTAAACAAGCTGTGACCCACTACAGAAATATCATCAACACATAAAAGACCGTACATATTTTTATTTTTGTAAAAGAACCCAGGTTATAACAGGATTATGTATTTCATTTATACCAGGGTTAGCTAACTGGCTATAATCTGACCACCCCGGGTTACGCGTCCATAATTTAACGAGGTATTCTGTATTGCCCCATTGACCAGCCTCACATACCTTGAAGCCAGCTTGATATGATACTGCAACGAGACCCATAGGTGTAAATCCCGTAAAGTGGTGAAATGGCTCGCTATGTGGTGCGTTACACGCTGGTACATTAATATAGAGGTACCCGCCTTCTTTCATATGGTTTCGTATATTAGTTAGACATTGATATGGGTTATAGATATGTTCGAGCGTTTGGTGCAGGCAAACAAAATCATAATCTGTACGTGGGAGCTTTAATTGGTGTAAATCATAATTTACTGTATCCGACATATAATCAAAATTATGAAGTGTCTTGATTCTGTCATCAAGGTATTCAATCTCAGGATCATCCTCACCATTAAAAATTAACAGATCATTAATTTGAAAATTATATTTGTTAATATATCTCTCAAACTCTAAGAGCGATATGACACGTGGAAAATCCTTACCTTCCCATCTCCATTTTTTATTATTTTTATGGACCGGTAAAGGGTTATATCTTTCAGTAAAGTCAGTGTTGTAATTTGCTTTAACGAATTGCTCATACAACTCAATAATTTTATCATGGGAGAGTACTAACATAGTTTTTTAATTTAAATTGATATTTTTAAGTAGCATATTGCCTTCGTACATTTCTTTTTCCTCATTAATAACCACAAATCCCGATTTTTCTAAAAACTCCCTGTATTCATTATATAATTTACAGTCTGCATACGTTTCAACATATGCAACCTCTGTATATAAATATCTCGTATTTGAAAGCGCCCTCGGTGCATTTTTGAGAATATAATATTCAAATCCTTGAGTGTCAAGCCATAAAAGATCAATGATCCCAATTTGCTTTTCATTATACCATTCATCAAGATTAATAGTAGGTATTTCGATTTGTGTCTTAAATGTAATATCTGTATATGCATCTAGATGTTTTTTTGGAGCTAAAAGAGATGCTGATGCCCAATGCTTACCGAAACGATCACTTATATGAATATTACTTGTTCCTGTTTTATCTGCTAGCGCAGCTTCGGTAATTTCAACATTTGATCTATCACCAATTAATTGCTTACATAAAGCAAAGCACTCCGGTACTGGCTCGAAACCATATACCTTACCCTCTGTCGCTATATCTGCGAATATACAGGTATCAATTCCATCATACATTCCTGCTTCTACAATAATAGACTGCTTGGTTAAGTTATCTCTAACCCAATTCGTCATGAAGTTTGAGTTCATATGGTTATATTATATATTAGATTTTTCCAGTAATCTAGGTACAACTGTTGTATCGGTTTGTCTTTAAATTTCTTTAATTTCACACGCAGAAAATCTTCTGTTACGTCATTCCAATCATCTATAAATAGAATTGGAAGTTCCCTATACTGATTAAAGCATGGATGATTCCTTACAATAGGTATTGTTTTAAAATAAAGACTCTCCCATATGCGGTGGCAATCGACCCCATTACCTGGAGGACTAATAACAAATGCACTTTGTGCAAGTCTCATAAAATACTCTTCTTGACTGTGATGAGGCCACATGTGTATATTGTTTCTTGTAGTGATTTGATTAATATTATTCCGTTCACCGTAATTTGTATTACAGTCAAAATTTTTAAACACAAGAAGCTCTTTACTTAAATTTTTGTCGATTATATGTTTTATTAACGCGATATTACCGTGCGGGTATTGTTGATTACCTAGGCCGATTGGTAGAGAAATTAATTTACTGTGTTCAATATACGCGTTTTGACTAAACCACTTTATCACTTTTTCGCTGTCTAAAAACGATGCATGTTTTTCTTCAAATCCAAGATCTGAGTTATGAGATATAAATGTGTATTTACCTAATAATAAAGGAAAAATAATACTAAAAAATTTATCAAGTGTCCATGTGTTTACAAAAATAGTCTTAACATCTTCTAAATCAGGTAATGCTATTGTATTATTATCATAGTAAAATACACTATAATTGTTATTGCGTTGCTGCTCTTGTACAAAGCTGCACTCGCTCTCACCGTTACCGCTGCCCAGTGGTATAAAACTTATATCTGCAAGTGCCTGGAACCGCTCGCCAGAGATAAATTGACTTAGTTCCATCGTGAGTGCCATAGGTGTACACAAATAGTTTTTTCGGTGATGTATTTTGTGTAATCGTCGCCGAGTACCTTATCATGATTAAAATTTGGATACGGGTAAAAATATTCTAAGGGCATTACTGCAATTCTTTCTACGTTCATAATATTATTATATACAACATCTGTAAGATACCACGGTCCTGTACTTTTTATAACTTCCATTCCGTCACCATCTCTTACTTCTTTTATATCATTCAGCGCTGTTATAATAGCGTTACCTGGCGTGGATCCTATCAACCCATTAAACATGGTCGGTTCTTTATCATAAGAAACGCCAGTAAAAAAATCAAGATTCAGTAACTCATCAAAAGACTTACATCCTACGAAATCCGTATCAAGATATACACCACCAAACTCGTTAAGTATAGCGTATCGCAATATATCAGATTTTTGACCGTAATTTTTGCAGTTATTATATAAGTCTTTATTTTTAAAATCGAACTTATCAGCCTCCAAATCTGTCCATAATATATATTTGTAGTCGAGATTCACCCGCTGAATTGAGTCCATATGTTGTCTTAACGACGTCGGTACTTCGCTACCGAGCCATATTTGATGTATTATCTTAGGTATACGCTGCTCCTTTTGTGTATACAATTGTATGTGGTTATATAGGTCTTCTAGAATATTCCAATTTTCAATTTTTGTTCTGCCCTTATATCCACCGCTATGCAGCATTAAGTCTGAAAATTTCTTTGCGTTCATTTTATAAATTTTTGTGACGATCCGAAGTCAAAATATAAGTTTATATCATCTTTACCAGGATTCAATGGCCACATAGACTTCTGTTCTGTATAAGGAAAAATTATCTTTTCATGTTGACCGAGAAAGGCAGCCCACCAAGAGAATGATGATTGTGATAATGCAATATTCTCACTCTTTAAAAGTGTCATAAAATCCATCATCGCCCTATTATCACATATGTGTTCAAATTTATCAACGTAACCACATGTATTTAAAGTACAACCATCACCCATTAACCGCTGTACAGTATCGCACTTTGAATTATCTGTTACAATAATTATATCACTGTATCCTGATTCTTTAATGAGGTTGTGATAATATTCATAGCCAAGGAAGCAGTTGATTTGGGTATAATCAGTTTCGCGGATATGCACTACAAGTCTATCACAATTGATACATGGTTCATTTTTTACACCGAGGATTGCTTTTAACATATCTCTATACGGTATATAATATTGTGCTCGCTGTACGTACGAATTTACAACAATATCTCTTTCGGTATTGAGTAGTTCATTGTATTTTAAATAATTGTTACCGTGGCTTTTTGTGTAGATTGGGTCTTTTGGTGTCATTCCGCTTCTTGTCGAGGATATGTCAAAATTCGGTATACCATCTGCATATAGTACAGTTTTTTTTTCTTGTGATAGTATATAACCAAGAGCATATTGAAACATTCTATTTCCCATCCTACTCCATTGATCGTACTCTACGAAAATACTCACCAGTAACATCCTCCTTCGACTAATGTTAGCTTCGACGGTCTTTCTTCTTCCACTGGTTCAGTCCAATGTTCATTGAACACAGTATTAAACCTATCGATTTCTTTCCATCGCTGCCCTTTTATACCGAATAAAATTTGAGTTGATCCACCTAGATGTATACCAGCTCTACCCATCTTCTTACACTCAAGTGTATATAGTAAGGAAGTATATCCTGTTCCGAATATACCGACATCAAATACTTTTTCATGTAAAATATCTAGATATTTCTTGTATATACTATCAGAGGTCACATGAGATGGTTTTGTGCTAATAGGTATAGCAAACGGATACTTTACGACTTCTAACTCAAAGTTATTGGTTATTTTTTTATTCCATATTTTATCAAGATGCTTATAGTTTCTCTCAATAGAATTAGCAAACGGACTAAACACTAACACTTTCTTACCTTGAAGGTAGTTTGTCCATGGTCTATCATCAAAATATGGTTCAAGCTGCGCAAGTGTTGTCCTGTAACTGTTCTTGCAATATGTATCAAGAATATGTTTCTCAAACGTTGGTATAACTCGATTCCATACCGGAATAAGATCAATATTTGGTAAGAGAGATAAAAACATCTCTGCAAAGGTTGCAACCGTCGTCTCGTTGTACGGATATAGACCGGCAATATTTTCTACCTCGTGTTTAAGATGAGGTAAGAGCTGACCACCATTTTTAAGGTTTTCGTAGCAGTACAATAAGTTTAGTTCCGTGACACCGATTTTTCCAGCAGCAAAGGGTTTCTTATTTTTAAGAAAGTGTGATATAAAATTATTACCATCAACAAGCATGACCCGTATATTGTATAATAGTATTTGTATTACTCCACCAGACATTATCACCCAAAAGACTTCTTACAGGTAAAGTACCGGTGTTTTTTTGTACATCGAGCCACCGTCTATGCAAACCTTCATATGAAGAATAATACCGTTCTTTAAAAATTACATCTTCTTCAAAATAGTATGAATAGTGTTTAAAGCGCTGTGGAAGTAGAAATCTCGGACCATTATTACCTTGAAGCTTTGGTGGTTCATGTGTCTCAAAATCCTCGCTCTGCCAGTGCCACAATCTTCTATAGGGGTCACGTGTATTTTCACCCCATTCACCGAACACTTGTTGATTAGGACCGACAAAATAGTCACATCTAAAACAACCTGTTTTACCATTATGTTTTATAAGTTCATTTTCTGCAGATGACATACTCTCTTCTGTCCATTGTTCATCGATATCTATCTGCCATAGCATCGCTTCTGTGTATCTTTCTTTTATACATCTTATACCTGCATTTACCTGTTCATCTTTACTCAGCCACGGTCTATTCTCAGGTCTTATAACGATTACATTTTCTTTACGGTTTTTGTTTAGAAATTCTGTCGTTCCATCTCTTGATAAAAAGTTATTGTGGAAATCATCGTCTATTTCTTTACACCATGAGGTTGAGCCGTTGGGTAGAGATAAACCTTCTATTATTACCCAAAGATCTACGCAAGAGCTTAACTTATTATAATAATTGTTATGCTGTAGGTGTTTAATTCCGTTAAAGATAATAGTAAAGGCAACGCGTTTCATATTATTTTGTATTTGCAATCATTGCATGTCGACTTTGACGACGCATATTTATAAACATTGGATTAATGTACACATTCTGCAAAGCTTTGCAAAAAGATACCCACTCACACTCCTCTTCATTACCATCGTCAACAGCTCTATGTCGCGCTTGACCGATACTACTAATTTTTATAAACGCTGACCCACCGAAGGCAGACATTACCTTTATCGGTGGATGCGTTTTCTTAATGTTTAAAAATCTCGACTTTACATATATGTTATGCGCAGTCTCGTAGGACATAAAAGATGGTCTATTGCCTATAGCGTTCCAGCAGTTAAATGGCATCCATTCTTGATGTCTTAGAGCATAAAGGTCGTAATAAAGTAGTTCTTGATTTGCACACACCATATCCCAATCAACGGATAATTCAAAATTACTTTTTATAAGATCGAGATCGTAAGGCTCGATATTTGTCTCATTAAAGTCAATAACTAATAGGTAGTCGTAATCACTGTACTCCTGCTGCACGATATCTAGATAATAATTTCTAGCTCTACATATGCGTTGCATTCTGTTAGGAACTACACGTTCCATGTTTCCAAAACTATAAACATCAAGCGTACAATTAAGATATGGTTTATAATGCTTAATGGAAGCAAGAGTATTGTCGTAACTGTCTGATTCAACGAGAATACATCTCACATCCTCGAATATACCTGATAGTCGATTAATATTATCAAATACAGGCTTAATTGTGTCCTGAATATTTCTTACAGCTGCACAGACTACTACTTTCTTATTCATTTAAAATTTCTACGCTTAAAAACAGCATAGCCGTTACGGCAATATCTATTACCTGCAACTACTTCCCATTCAGGGTCTTTTGTGAGCTCTCGGGCAGATTGATTATTTTTAAACGCGCTATAGTAATCATCTAAAAATAAAACATTAGTTCTGTCTTTCACCAATTTATATTCACTGTAACCAAAAAACTCACCCCCATCAATTAATACACCGTCATAAAAACGTTGATCTGTTTCAAGAAACCCGTAGTTATACTTGGTTATTTCCTCTATATCATGGTCAAACCATTCTCTTACTGTCGGTTTATCGCTGTTTATACAACAGTAGGTACTATTCCAAAGAGATTCAAAATCTTTGTCAATTAGTGCTTTAAGTGAAATAGTCGTCTGATTGACACACTTTACCCATGAATATGCTTGTGTATTTGTAACTAATTTTTCATATCTATCTCTTTTTACTTCAACACAGGTAAGATCAGGACTTGCGAGGACAGACATACCTTTTATAAAGCATTGTGTTGACCCGGTACCGTCCCAGGACCCGATTTCAAGTACCTTCTGCAGATTATATCGTCTAACAACATCTATAATCACTTTACCGAACTCATCGCTTTCATTTATCTCGCCCATAGTAATGTTTATCTTTGATAAATTAGGGTTGCTTGCTCGACATCAACTGTAGACCAGTCAGCCTTCATCTTTAAATAATCCTCTAGCTTCCAAACATCCTTGATACGCTCATCTACTAAGTCAAACCAAAGTTTATCGCTAATTTTATTAACGTCTGCTACAGCCATTCTCTCAGCTGTTTTATCGCGTTTATCTTTACCGAGTACCCAATGACGGTGTTCGATCATAATATCACCACGGTAAGATAGTCGACCGAAGGCGCTAAAAACTTGATGCATCCATTGATCAACCCAGTTGATCTTAAATTCTTCGCGCATAAAACGACCGAGAATTTCAGCATATTTTCTATGGCAAAAAAGATTTACTGCAAGCTTTGCCCCATGACAGTCATCATTACAGTGAATAGCCTTAATTTTATCTTCAGGGCAGTTTTCTGTAAATTCTTTAATAATTTCAAGATCCCAGTTAGGTGTTCGAAATACCATATCATCACCAATCATAGAAATAATTTGTTCTGTGGAGTTATCAGTACAAATATTCCACATCTTTCCGAGACCAATAAACTCACCCTTATTATCAATATCGACGATCTTAACACAAGGAATAGCTTTTGAAACTTTATAAATTAATTCACGAGTCGGGTCATCCATATCAACACCAAAGTATATATTGACGTTATTGATATCGCTGACAGTTGTAATAATTGATGTCAGAAGGGTAAGCCTTCTATTCATTCTTTCTCTTGATGGTACTAATATTGCTATTTTCATAAATCGCCTCCGTGTTTATATGGTAGATCACTAAACAAGTGAATTCTACTGGGAGTTACATGAGACATGCCTTGAAATTTAATTACCGCATCGCCCCATCGTTTAATATAAATGTTGCCTGTTTTATCAATATATTCGTAAAATTTCATATACTCACTATCTTTTACCCACTGAACATCTGTAAGGTCGAAATGTGTCTGATACATGTCAGTCGGTTCAATTAACTGCTCGGGACTATTCTTAAAGAACTCTTCACAGGCATCACTGAAGCCTTCGACGACGTATTCCATATCCGTGTCTCTACCTACAGTGCCGTATACAGCTTTGTTATCTTCCATGCGCTGAAAGATATCATATGAAACTTTACTAGTAAAATATGAATCACAATCTAAACGGAGTAGATACTTTACTTTTTCAAAAAAAGTCTCCTTATAAATTTCACCAGAAAAGTAGCGGCACATATGTCTATATCCAATAGAAAAGAAAGCATTTTCATCCCAGTGTCCTTTAAAACGTTCAGGTATTTGATTTAAAATTTCTTGTGAGTAATCTGGTATTTTAAAATTAATTTTATAGAAAACAACCTGCACGTCAAGTCTTTGCTTAATACCTTCTATAATATTTTGTGAGATACCTTCATGACCAATAACGACGGGATATGGAAACTCCGCTAAAAAGTTTTTTTGTAGACACTCTAGACTATCATATAGCCTCTTTATATGAATCTGGTTATCGTTGACGAGATAAAAAATGCAGCTATTTTTGACCATAATTATTTTTAATTTGTTTGATTGTATTGATCACTTCTTCTTTAGTTGTGTACGGTGGCTGGTTCGGGTAATGTCCATGTTTTTTGAGATATAATTCACGGCCACCATATACATTTTTTTGCCATTGTTCTGTTTTATTGGCAATAGATGAATTATCTATTGCACCTGGCGCTTCTGTTAATAGTTCATGGCTATTAGCTAGGTCTGCAAACCACCAGAACGGTGGATGATAACCTGCTTTAATAATACAATACGTATGATCAACGTGCTCCCATGCATTATAAAACTGTTCGTCGATATATCCGACTTTTTCAATTACTTCTCTTGTAAAGAAAGAAAACATTGCAACCGTATGTTCATATAGGGCGACTTTACAGTCTTTGTAGTCAATTATAATTTTTGGATTCGGTTCTGTATTTTGATCAAGAAGATGTCTGTTATGTAAATCAAAATTTTGTATTTTTTGCTTGCGGTTAAAAGGTGATCCCGGGCCGTAATTAAAGTGCTGTATACCGCTTAGCTTACTAGCTTTGATATATTGTTGAAAAACGGTTGGATCGAGTATAATCATATCATCTTCAATAAGGAAGATATAGTCACACTCTTTATCCATTAGGTATTTTATAGCTTTATTTTTTGATTTACCTACACCGAGATTTATATTATTCTGTAACCAAGCTACGTGACTGAAATCATATCCATCCCCTATTGAGGCTATATCTTTACTCAAAGGTGTACCATCATTAACGATAATGAGCTCATCGATATTACATATCTGAGGGATTGAATCAAGTAACCCCTTTAAATAAGCGGGTCTATTACATGTTATTATTCCAACTCCTATTTTTGCGGCCATATGGTTAATTCATATATATTACTATAAATATCTTTAATGGCAACCAACCCTACTAATAGTACAACCGTTAATATTAGAAATCTACCTACATCACAGTTAGCGGTAGATTCAGATGATTTTATATTACAAACAAATAACGGTACACAAATTATTTCCTTTAGAGATTTAAATGTTGTAAAAACAGATATTAACGGGAATGCTACTGTTACAGGTACTCTTACTGGTACTAATGCTATTTTTACTGGTAGTTTAACGACACCGTCAATATCTGCGTCCCAGTTTACAACTACCGGCGGACGGACAGGCTTTACCCCACCGTTCCCTACACATGATTATTATGACAGTTTCACTATAGTAAATGGTCTTGTTGTAAGCGCTACAAGAGCGGTATCAGACTTCACAGGTAATCCTATATATACATCTCTATATACACAGTTAACTGCTGCATCTGCAAGCCTTGCAACAAAATCCACATATAAAAACATTTTTGACTATACCGCGCAAGTAAACATACCACTAGGAGCAACGGCATCTAGTACCATAAATTGGACTGGTTTACCCGGTTTCACGAACGAAGTTAATAGCAGACTAAACGCTAGCTCATTTTCGATTATGCCCGGTGACGGTAGTAGCTTAGCATTTGCATTATCGACCGTACCCTTTATTACCAATATTAGCGGTACACCTGGCGCAACAACCGGAAGTATTGCATTTGTACTAAATGCTGGGATGATCGTACCTGCATCTTCAAACTTCGGTGTACGTGTATTAATTACGTATTAATTAATATCTTCTATATTTTTCGCTTTAATAATGCTAGAGCGAAATTTCTCTTCTTGAGCTTCAGCATGCTGCACATCTTTTTGGTCGTTGATTAGTTTCTCAACGAGATCTATGTTTTCATTGCTTAACACACTTTTTTCATCAGATACGATATCTCCTGTTTTATCAATATAAAGTTGCATCATTGCAATTCTTTGCTCTCTATCACCAAATACTTCAATAATAGGTGGTCTATCCTCTTTAGGGAAAAACGGAGATGCGCCAGTCTTAGCGTATCCATGAGATATTGCTTTAAAGATGTTGTCAATTTCTTTAATATATTCTTCATTTACATTTCGTGTTTCACGAGCCTCTACCGGGATAGGTGAAAATTTTGTAATTGGTGTGAAGAATATTATATCAAGGGAGTGCATCGTCTCTTGTACAAGAGGAATACATTTCTTAATAAATTCATCATCTATATCTGTAGCTTTTTTACTATTAGACCATAGAGAATATACAATGTTATCTAAAGCACAACGATCAAATAAAATATTGTCATCCCTAGATGTTTTCTGTATATCATCAATAAGACAATTTAAAATGCGCCACTGACCATCTTTTGTTACTTTCTCGTTAAGTGGTATATTTTCTTCTCGTATAGCTTTACGATATGACTCGGCGGAACGACTGTACATCGGCCATGTTTTGATCATGTCATCAATTAATGTACTCTTACCCTGGCATGCACTACCGCTTATCGCTATTCTCATATTGTTTATTTAACTCTTAATACCCAGATTATCAAATCACACACGTAGCGCTTTGTCCCAGATCACTAATTGCAATCGCGGGCTAAAATTCACATGCATCGCTTTAGCATATTCCGCTACTGCAGCGGATCTCTCAGTATGCTCTTGCCTCGAGCCGCAACAAGGCATAAACCACACACGCTTGAGAGGTACATTAATATTGTTATTATCTTTAATATACTTCTCCCAGATCTCTTCAATATCTTCTGCAACATTAATGACGAACTTAAACCCAGATCCATGCTTTACATGCCACTTAAGAACCTCAGGTTTATACGTCTTATCTTCAGGATCTCCGTTTGAACGGAGCTTTGGAGAAGTTGTAAACGTAGCTTTAAATTCCTCTCTCCATTCAGGGTCAGGCATTAACGTTGCATTTGTTTCAAAATCAATACGTGGAATAAAATTATATCTCTCATTAAAAGCGTGAATAAATTTAATTAGCTGCTTTTGCTGAATAAGTGGTTCACCACCGGTGAGCTTTAGAATAGCATTATGCTTAAGATGATCGATGTAGTTATTCTCTTCCATTAATTGGAAGATTTCTTCAAAGGTCATTTTGTTTTTAACGGACCAGGAGACAAATGAATCACATCCGTTAGGCGAGTCTTCAGATGCAAATCCAATGCACGTCAAATTACACATTGACATACGCATAAAAACCGATGGTACGCCGATATACTCACCTTCTCCTTCAATAGTATAGAATACTTTATCGTCTGAAAGAAATAGTGATTCAGTATTAATATCAATCATATATGCATGTATAATATGATACTTTATACAGATAATCAAGATCACAATTTGATTAAATATTTGTAGATGAAAAAACAAAAACGCACGGCGAAAGCCGCAGCTGTTGTCACATCTAGTCCTACTGATAAAGAGGTAGGAAAAGATACTTCACCCTACGTAGCACAAAGAGAAAAAATTGATTTCTCATTAAATGTTCGAGAGCTTCCTTGGACAGATAAGCAGAAGGAAATAATTAATTTATTCCTAGATAAGAAGACAAAGCTTATGCTACTCAAAGGACCCGCCGGTACATCAAAGACAATTCTATCAATGTATCTCGGGTTACAGCTTCTTAATATGAAGAAGGTGTCTGATATTGTACTTGTTCGCTCTGCTGTTGAGAGCTCTGATTCAAAGCTTGGATATTTACCGGGTGATATCAATGAAAAGGTAAATGTATATATGACTCCGTTTAATGAAAAGTTCTCTGAGCTCATTATCGAACCTCAAATTCACCGTTTACACAAAGATAACAGAATTACAATATGCCCTATTAACTTTGCACGTGGATTACATTTTGCAGTAAAGTTTGTTTGCTGCGACGAGAGTCAAAATTTAACTGTACGTGAACTTCAGACACTATTCACACGTATGGGTGAATTTAGTAAGATGATAATATGTGGTGATCCTGATCAATCAGACTTACCTTATGGTAAGTCAGGGTTTAACACAGTTTATAAGGCGTTTGATAATGAGGATGCTAAGGAGCACGGTGTATTCTGTGTTGAATTAACAGAAGATCATATCGTACGCTCTGAACTCTGCAGATACGTGACTCACGTGTTTAAAGGTATAATGCCTGCTACTAACACAAAAGAATACAGTCCGTCAGAATCTAAATCTCGCCCAAAGCTTTAAGTTCATCTAAAGCCTTTTGAACAGCGTCGTTAGCTTGTTGTACATCATTACTGGTTTGGTCTTTAAGCATCGGATTGTAATCAGGGTGATATGTAACACCATCCGCATCTGATAAACCTATTTCTGCGGCTATCTTGTTGAGTGTTTCCTTTAAAGAAGCGGTAATAGGGTCTTCTGCAGGCCGATCTATTAAATTTCTTGGATTAAAAGATAAAAAAGAATTTGTTACATTTACGCTTCCCTTCGATTTAACCTGTGCGTTATATATGTTAGATAATTGATCACCATTATCTATCTGATTATGATACTCCGGAGCTGTTTTGTTTTGTATTTTTACATAATCAGATATTTCCCCGCCATAAAGTTGTTGTAAATGCTCAAAGTTCATCTACTACCCCAACTAATACCATCAAAGAGACCTGAATAACCAGACGTTACACGACTGTTACCTACATTAACAGGGTGGTTTGGTGTTACTTGTTGTTCTGGAGTAGTTTCCACTGGAATTGTAGGTGCCGGTGTATTTTCTTCACGAGAAACAGGAGTTGTCATAGCTTGAACATGTTCTGGAGCGACTATTGAAGTTGGTTTTGAATAGATGGCGGAATTATTTTCATGCTCATATACTTCAACTTTCTCTACCCAGCATCGATCACCATATACATTCTTAAGAAATTGTGAAGCAGCATTGAAGCACCATTCAGCTGTTTTCTCAATACCTACACCAGACATTATTTTTAAGTTGCACCCGCCTAGATTATGTAAGTGTTGAAAGACTTCAAGTAAGGGATCATTTTCAGCAATGCAGAGTGTATGATCGAATTGATCGTTGAGGATTTGTTTAAGTTGTTTAAGTCCGCCGAAATCAACTGACCAGTTATTACTATCGAGCTCACTACATCCAAAATAGAATTTTGCCTTAAGCTGGTAACCATGAACGAGATGACAATGACTGTGGGTAGCTCCAAATTGTCTAAATGCACAGGATCCAAGTTCAATTAGTTTAGTACTCTGATAATTCATAAAGATAGTATGACTTAGTAAAAGCAGAAATCAACAGGAATGCCAGAAAAAAACGTCTGTCTATCGTCCCTTCCCTCTCTCTTACTTTCTAATCTTCTATTTTACTTATTCCTGTAATATAAAAATCAACTACTCACCTAAAGATTTTAATATACTATCGACGCGTTGATTAAAAGATTCATTCATATGAATAGCCGTTATCCTCTTTTGCGCCATTGCTTTAGATTTAGACTTACCTGGTAAACATTTTTTATTACCAATTTTTTTACAAACTTTAAAATCACTACCTTGCTTTTTAATATTATAAGGCATATTATTTGCTCGATTGCTTTGCAGCTTTATTAGCTATTTCCTTTTTACGCCATAAAGCAGTAACAGCTTTTTGGTCTCTAGAGTCAATTGGCGCCGGGTCGATCTTTTTAGTGAGCGGGTCATATATATACCAGCCACCTTGATCCCGACCGAGATACCGATAAACAATACCGCTCTTTGTATCCTTTACCATCGATCTATTTGCTTTTAGCTTTGGTTTAAATTGTTTAGATGCTGGTGCTGTGGTGGGTACAGATGCAGGTTGTACCGTTGATGGTGTTGATTGTTGCTGCTTCAATCTTGCTTGTGCTACTGCTCTCTTGTTGTAATCACTTATTAATGTATCAAGTGACTTACCCTTAATGTTTGTTCGAACAAACGTATCGAGCTGTTCAAAATCCTGTACCTGATTTAAAGTTCTTCTCTGCCGCGTCGTAAGTGTTGGAAAATTACTATTAATAAAAAGTTTTATAGGTTCTAAATTTTGTCTAATATATTCTTGTCTTTCTGCAGCTGTCTTTAAATCCCTCCACATCTTCACCGGTGCTGTAACTGCCGTGAGACCTGCTTTTTGCAAAGCACTTCCAGCTCTCTGCATTAATGCACCGCCCTGCTTACCACCGACAGCACTATATGCCATACCCGCTCCCTTAATCGCAGCGCCTGGTAATTGAGCAAGACCTCTAACTGCACTCTTCGCAACACCTTTAGCGGCTTTTGCTGTAGCGCTTTTCACTGCTTTCATATAATCACCGAGACTTGCTTCGTTTAGAGCAACTCTTGCTAAATTATCAAATTCACTCACCATAGGTTATATAATATTTATAAAGTTTCGTTATATCCTCTTCTGTAAAGCTACTATCCTTTAAAAAAACTTCTATATCGTCAATCGTATTACAAGAGACGATGTGAGTTAATAGTGGATCGTCATCAGAAACATTTAGAGAATTTATTAAAAACTGTTTGAATTTATCCAGTTCCATTGAATCCGGTCGCTGTATTAGCTGTTGTATACAATTATTCGGTACGTCTATTACTGGCATATCACTGATATTATCCGGTACAATAACCATTATTTTAGTTTCTGCCTGCCCTTCCGCTAATACATATCCCTCATAACCGTTACATTTCGCAAGATCTTCAGCTACACTGACGTTTGCGGGATCTACTTTGATACGAACCTTTTTCAGATTCGTCTTCTGTATACTTTCAAACATTAAGCGATCAAATTTCATCATCTATATTATTTATGTTGAAAATGATTGCAGTACATGTATAATAACGTTATGTCTGAATATACAAAAGAGTATAAACTTAAATTTGCTAACGGTAACCACCCACATTCTCCTGAAGAGAAGCAAGCTATAATTACTAACGCAGCTAAGGCGTATGAAGCGTATCTGGATGCGCTCGGTTTTGACTGGCGTAATGACCCTAATAGTACAAATACGCCACTGCGCGTTGCAAAAGCATTTGTAAATGATCTAGCTGCCGGTTGTTTTGATGTACCACCAAAGATTACATCGTTCCCGAGTAACGGATATGATGGAATGGTGTTTCAAGGCGGTATACCTGTTAAATCGATGTGCTCACACCATCACCTCGCATTTACCGGTCGTGCGCATGTGGCATATATACCATCAAGCGACGGTCGTGTTATCGGTCTCTCGAAACTTAATCGAATTGTAGAGTTTTATGCCCGTAGACCTCAAATACAGGAAGGTCTAACAGTTCAAATTCATGACGCAATTAATGAGGTATGTGAGAAGAATATGGGTGTCGCTGTGGTAATTAGTGCTACACATACATGTGCCTGTCTACGTGGGGTAAAGCACGATGGATGTGAGATGAAGACGAGTAAACTTAGTGGTGATTTCCTTGATGACCCAGCAACACGTGCTGAGTTTTACAACTTTATTGCTGATATTAAAAAGACTTAATTCTCTATCTTTACATCGATAAGAGCATTTATTTTACGAATAAATGGCTCACCTATTAACACTTGTTGTTCATTATCAGCCCTATCTGCGATACTAAAAGTTATATCACGGTAGGGCTGATTTTTTAATTCAAAATTTAGACTAACAGTCGGTCTTTTTTCGATGTTACCGCTACCGATATTAATATCGATTTCACCGGTCTTCTGAAGAGTTAATTGCTTATTATTAATAGTATTAAAGGTAATACTGTCCCCGTTATACTGTATATCTACACCATGTAGGACATTATGAGCTTCGTTTCCGCTGTCTATTTTAGCTAAGACTTCCCCTACACCATCAACAACGATTGTTTCGATTACACCTAGCACAGGTCGATTATTTGTATATTCCTTAAATGTTCTCATTATTACCAGTTTTTACAAGAAAAATATTTTGCAGTACCGGGCTTTGCGGTACTGCACTTATGACGCGCTCTAAAGGACTTTCTCTTCTTAGGATTACTCTTTTTAATGCGTAGATTTGGATCACCATAATGTACACGCTTAAGCTTACCATCTACACGTGTACACCTCATATACTTCTTATCTGCACGAGATGATGCCATTTGTTTTGTTACTTTTGTACATCTACCACTCTCAAGGGTTAACTCTTCAATAAAATAACGCTCAAACAAACATTGCATAATATTATTTAGTGTTGAGAATAAATAATATTACCTATGTCAATCAGTTACCTTGAAGAACTCAATAATCTATATACTCGTAGAATTTTGATAAAAGAAAATGTTGGTCTAGGACCAAAAGCAGAAAATTACGAAGCTCCTATTAGATCATGTAAGTGTGGTAAAGTTGAAGGTGAAGACGCTGAAGAATGCGGCTGCATGATTGATAAAAGAAAGATTACGTCAGAAGATGACATTGTGTTAGCAAGAAAGGAAACACAACCCGAATATGATGACTACCATGAGACAGGTGAACATCCAGTAGAAAAGGCATCAAACATGGTCAAACAAAACCTCTACAGGATTACAAAAATGTCTGCTATGTTGTATGATATTATTCCTTGTGATAGTGAAATTGAGCCATGGATAACAGATAAAATATCCAAAGCTGTTGAAGGTATTAATAGTGCTCTTAGTTATAAAGATTATGAAGAGTTTAAACAAAGAGTAGACCACGACATTGAAATTGAAGAAAAGACTGAACAGGATCTATATAGTAGTATAGACAACGGTGGTGTTGATCTAATTAATAAAATTAAACAAATCATGCAAACACAGCCAAAGGAACGAGTTGAAGGTGCTGTGTATAGTATGATAAAAATGCTTGAAGCTTAGTTTATTTTAAGTTTTGACGGATTTGATCGAAAAGAACTTTTGCCTCCGACTCAGGCATACCCGTAGGTAGTACTTTACGAAAGGAGGTGAAGTCACCTGACTTTGCTAAATTACGCGCTTTCGTCGCACTAACACCAGAAGCATCATCACTATCTGGGTCTCTATTTTCACCTGCTACTGCAGTACGGAAACTTACTAAATTTAATCGCTTTTCTGGATCAGGGTTATTAATATATTTTTGAAATAACGAATCATATTCACCTGCTCTGTCACTACCTGCGACGAGAACAAGATCATTATAGCCACTATCTATTAAAAAACCAACAGCATCAAAAATCGTCTTAATATTGTCAGAATTAATAAAATTTACAGATGGTAGTGCAGCATTAATTGCTTTTAGCTTTTCAGGAAAGTGTATAGGATTTTTTTTGCTGTCCTGTGTCTTTGTAAGGAAGACATAACAATCGCGGTTTTCTTTTCTACCCAACTCTACAGCTTTAGCAATTAATAATTCATGTCCTAAGGTAGGAGGATTCATCCTACCGAAAATAAAAATAGCTTTATTTGTAGAAGGTGTAAGACTAGTTAGTATCTTCTCGATAAGGACATTGTACTTCATTACCAATTCTCCATTCCTGGTGTATATGTATTAGCTCCACCCTCATGTCCCCTCGGAGGGTTAATTACATAAAATGATTTATTGCTCAAGTAAGACTTTCTTGTTAGAGGCTGTGATTCTTCCTCCTCTTTCTTAAACGCACTTGCCATTCCACGTACAATAAACTCACCCGTTATTTTGAAAGGTGTTGATGATATTTTTGTGTCGCGTATTACAATACCTTCTTGAGTATTAAGATCACCAATTGATGATGTCATAGCATCTAAAATAGCCTGACCAAGTAATCTTGTGGCGTGATAGATAATCGCACCGCAAACAGCTGCATTAACCTGCTCTTTGTCATTATCTTTTACGATTTGATCGAGAGGTGTACCGTTCAATATTTTTAAATAGAGCTCCTTACTTACTGCGTCAACTGTTTTGCCTTGTACTGTCTTAATAGACGTACCAACAGGATTACCGCATCTCTCAAGCCAAGCTCTCATTGTTTTAGCTTCTGCATGCTCTGACGTATACTTGACCACTAATTCGGTATTGAGTATAGGTAATAAGTTTACATTACCTTTTATTGTAGCAGGTATTGAGCTATATACTTTGAATCCGTAATTTTTTGCAATAGGATTAATTTTTTGTATCATATCATCTAAAGCCTCTTTATTATATGATACTTCACGTGTTTTTCTTGATACAGAACCGCGAACAGGACTCTTAACTTCGTACGCTTCATTAACACCGTGTATTGCGAGAAAGTTCTCTGCATATCCAACAACATTCGTACTACCTGCAACATATTCCGTGTTAAATATAAGATTTTTATTTTTAATAAGACCTAGCTTGTTAAGATCTTTAGTAATTATAGGTAAGGCTTTATTAAAGATTTCTAAAACAGTTTTACCTACTTCGAGTAAACCATGACCTTCTGCGAATCGCGACGAAAGATCATTTATTGTAATTCCCTTAATATCAAGAGGGTTCTTTGAACCTCTATCTAATCCAAATTCCATACTACCATCTGCATTTGTAACAAGCTTTATTGATACATTTACACCATCAATCTTAACTACAGCTGGTGTTTCCTTAAGTGATAGTTTTATTTTTTCAAATAAATTAATGAGATCTTTACCGGTACGGACTGTAGGCAAATCAAACGGATGTGACATGTGTCCTGCCGCGCCACCTTCCTCTAGAAGATGATTACTCGGTGTAGCTAGATAATTGTGATATGTCTTAAATGTTAGCATCTTTAATATAGGGGTCTTGTTTCTTTAGTGTAGATATTAATGTTTTATATTTTTGAATAAAATTACCGGGGTTAATACTATCTGTAAACTGCTTATAATGTATATTCTGTAATCGTTCAGGATTATCTGAATACATTTCGTTTTGTTTTATAGCTGCTTCTAAAGCTTGTTGCATTGGAAATGCGTTTTCAGCCGTTATTTCAGTCCGAAATATTTCATCAAGTGCACCAGCTGGAAAATTCATAGCTGTGGCTTTCGCTATTAATTTAACAAGATCAACATAACCTTCAGGAGCAACTGGTGCAACACCAGCATCTGAAGCAACAGCACTTACATCAGTAGCTGGCTCAGCAGCATCCACCGCTTCAGTGCCCGATGTATTGACATCAGCCTCAAGAAGTTGTATCTGTGCATTTATTCTATCTAAAAACTTCATATGAAGTATTTATCTTTCAGGATATAAGAAGTTGCTTTGTTTTTAATTGATTAAAGTATCTCTCACTTAAAAAAGTTAACCCGTTACGTTTTGCAAAATCTTTAACTCTAGCGAACGTATATACAGAACGAACTGTATTATGTCCCCAACTAAACATTCTTATTTTTTCTATTAATTCAATCACATCACCTCTTCTCTCTTTATATTCCTCCTCTATATGCTTAAAATTAAAGTTATCATAACTGTAAATGTTGATAGGCAATAATTTAGCTACTTTATACACGACTTGATTAATGTATTTTTGTATATCTATCTTGCTGAAGTATTGAAAAGAAAGAAGATCTTCCGGTACATCATTTTTCTTTAAAATGATAATACGTTCTTTTGTTGGATGTTGAAGGATATACTCACTAACACCGTAAAAAATATGATGATAAAGAAGTTTTTTAATATCACGATTAATTTTCTTTGCAGGTATTAAATTATATTTCGATAGATCGTTAATAAAATTCACTTCGATCGATCTGAAGACAGAATCAAATTCAATGAGTTTTAAATTAAACTGAGCAAATGTGCAGCTATCAATCACTAATACATTATAACACTATAATTTAAATTTTGCAAGCTCCTGTTTAGGAGCTTTACCGATCCTAACGTTGCAGATACCATTATAATAGTCTTCGCGCAAAAGAACGTCCTCACCTAACTGCTCTTTTATTTCATAATATGCTAGAGCCCACTTTGAATCACATGTACGCAATATTCTAAATGTAAAGCTCTCTTTTCCGTGCTTTGCAATATCAATGTTTAAATCATTGGATGAACTGGTGTATGTTTTCCAATCAGATTCCTTATGATCTATTCTACTCTTTTTTTTACCTTTTAATGGCTTACGCTTAACTCGACTTGTACATTGTTTCTTACCAATATATTTCTTACCCGTAATGTTATTGACAATTAGGTAGATGAAGCCAAATGTTGTATTATCGATAATAACACCTTCATTTAAAATCCAATGCCCGTAATCCATGTGTAGTATATATTACATTCCCGGTAAATAAACACTAGACCGTCTTTGTATCGGTACTTTTACTGCCTTTTTACTAGATTTTTTCTTTCCTTGTATTTGTTTACGGTAAGGATTCTTCATCCCAAGAGGTACAGCTATACGAGCATCACCATCTGCGTACGCCTTACTATTTTGAGAGGGAAATTGATTACCATAATCTCCAGATGTTGAAGGGCCTGTTACACTAGCAGCACCTCCAGCGACGTTAGCAGCCATTTCCATTAAAATTTTATTTACAAGATTGTTAAAGCAGCTCATTGATTTTTATGTACCTTATATTATATTTAAGATTAATGCTTGAAGAATATATCAAAGAATTGAGTGAAGATCTTAAAATTGATGAATTAAATCTTAAAGACTATCAATTACGTCTACCTGCACTTAAACATAAGTGGACCGGTAGGTGTATTCGACTTAAAGCAAATATATTGCTTTTAAAAAAGCAAAGAGAGAAAGTAAAAAATGACGTGATGTCAGAGATTGATCATACTAGCGCAGTAAAGCTTACACACCCCGTGATAGCTGCTACAGCTGAAAAACACAGCAAAGTACAAGACATTACACGTCAAATACAAGATGCGGAGATACTTGTTGAACTGCTTGAAAAATCTGAAAAAACATTAAGCAGTTGCTCATTCGATATAAAAAATATTATCGAAATTATGAAATTAGAAATAACATGATAAATTTCGAGTACGATTCCAAAAAAAAACTCGGGATTATATCCGGTGACCTCTTTGATGAAATAAGAGAGTATTTTTCTGTTAAAAATGAAGCAGCACACTTTATGCGTAGGTATGGCAGGTTTATGCCAGCTCGTACATATGCCATTACACCTACAGGTAGATTTGACCCTTGTTTATTTTTTGAAATAAAAAAATATATTATAAGTCAGCAGTATGTAGGGGAAATAATATGTAGTCGTGAGTTTTTTGAAGAGATAGTACCTGCGAGACATACATGGCATCAACAGTTAGACTATACCGATACTATACATCCCCTAAATTTAATCTTACGCGATTATCAGGAAGACATTGTAAAAGAATGCATGAAAAGGGGTAGAGGGACTATTATACTTGCTACCGCTGGAGGTAAAACACTTACATCCGCATCACTCTTATCAAAAATTTACAGTCTTTACACATCCGATCTTAATAAGGGTAAATTTAAATGTCTGTTTATTGTACCAGATCGCGGACTTGTGTCTCAAACTTATCAAGATTTTATAGATTATGGTGTACCTTTTAGCGTATCGAAGTGGACGGGTGATGATGAATTGAATTTTAATACGGAAGTTATTATATCGAATCTAGGTATTTTACAGAGCAAAAAAAGTACACTAGACTGGCTTTGTGATGTTGATGTTCTTATTGTTGATGAAGTACATAAAATAAGAAAAGGAAATAAAATTAACGATATTCTTAAAAAAATAAAAACACCATTTCGATTTGGATTTACCGGTACTATGCCAGAAGAAAAATTAGATCAATGGAATATTCTAGGCAAGATCGGTCCGATAATATATGAAAAAAATAGCTTTAATCTCCGACAAGATAATTATGTCAGTAATGTTCAAATACAGATTTTAAATCTTATACATAAGAGCTACCCACACAAAGAGGAAGGTGTAAATGCCTACAGACAAGAGGTCGAATATCTAGTAACGAGTAAATTTCGAAACGATATTATTGCGAAACTATCAGCAAAGTTACAACAAAACACCCTTATAATGGTTGATTATATCCAGCATGGAGAAATATTATTCGAGTTAATACAGAAAACATTACCTGATAAGCAATGTTTCTTTATAAGAGGTGAAGTTGATGTAACAGAGCGTGAAAGAGTTAGACAGCTCATGGAGAGTAATAGCGATGTAGTCGTTGTTGCAATATCTAAAATATTCTCCACCGGTGTTAATATAAAAAATCTACATTATATAATTTTTGCATGCGGAGGTAAGGCAAAAATTAAAATCGTGCAGTCAATTGGTAGAGGTCTTAGGTTGCATAAGGACAAAAACAAGCTTATAATATTTGATATAGCTGATAACCTTCGCTATAGCGCCGCACATTCACAAAAGCGACGAGCACTTTATGAAAAAGAACACATTACCTTTGCGTACAAAGAAATTAAAGAAAAATAATACTAAAACTGAAGTACACCCTGTAATTCTAGACCTCGATCTAGAGATTGACGCACCAATACCGGATATCGAAACGCTTATTCCAGCTGTAGCACCCGATACTAGTAGTGAAGATGTTGAGGTAAAAAAGAAGATAAAGCCTAAGGATAAGGTACACTATGTAAATAGTAGAGAATTTGAAGACGAAATTAGGAGTTATTATAAAACCGACACCATGACTGATAAATTGTGTGAAAGCCTTAATAAAATTGCCAACGGTTTATCATACGCTCCGAATTTTATGAATTATAGTTATAAAGAAGAGATGGTGGGTGACGCTATTGTAAAAATGTTTTCCGCTTTAAAGAACAAAAAATTTAAAATTGATTGCGGATTTAGCCCGTTCTCATACTTTACTACAATAGCTTTTCATGCTTTTATCAATAGAATTAAAAAGGAAAAGAAACACCATGAAGCGGTGAATGAATACAGAGAAAAGGTATACAATGATTTAATGCTCAACCCTGATGAAAACGGTGGTGCGCATATATACATAGAACCTACAGGCGATGATGAAGAATAATTCCGCTACAGACATTTTTTTAAATGAATCTAAAGTCGCTATTTTTTCTGATCTACACTTAGGTGTACATCTTGACTCTACAACATGGCATCAAGTAGCTATTGATTGGTGTGATTGGTTTATTGTAGAATTGCAGCAACGAAAAATTCAAGACATTATATTTCTCGGAGATTTTTATCACCATCGTAGTGATGTCTCCGTATCCACTCTTCATGTTGCGAGTGTGATTTTAGAAAAATTAAAAGATTTCAATATAATAATGATCGTCGGTAATCACGATTCATATTACAAGCAGCGTTCTGATATTAATTCACTTTCTATTTTAGGTGGCAGGAACAATATAAAAATATTAAGTGAAACAACAGTTACCAGGTTATTTGGCAGAACTTGTATCTTTCTTCCGTGGAGCGCTGATATCTCTAACCTTGAAGATGCGGATATTATTTTCGGTCACCTAGAGATCGAAAGCTTTAAGATGAACAGTTTCAAGACATGTGATCATGGCATGAAAACTCAGGATTTACTTAAAAAATCAAATTTAATTATGTCCGGTCACTTTCATCTTAGAGATGAACGCAAATATGATAACGGTACAATTATATATGTAGGCAATCCTTTTGAAATGGATTTCGGTGATACTGGCAGTACAAAGGGTATCTATATTTTAGATATTGAAAAAATGAAGTATGATTTTGTCGAAAACAATCTATCACCAAAGCATAAAAAAATATCTCTCACAGAACTAACAAATACAAAAAATATAACGAGCTCTGACATTAATCAAATAATTAACGGTAACTTTGTAAAATTTGTTGTAGATAAAAAAGCGAATAGCGAAGTCATTGATACTTTAATACAGAAGTTTTCAGGATACAGACCTTTATCGTTTACTACAGACTATACATATACAGAAAATAACTATAATATTGACGACAAAAATTATGATACAACAGGTGTTGATATGGAAGCGACAATAGAGGAATTTGTAAGAGTATTAGATATTGAAAATAAAGACAGTATAATACAGTACTGTTCAGATTTATATAAACGAGCAAGTGAGATATGAAAAGCATAAATTTTAAAAACATAACATTAAAGAATTTTTTATCAGTCGGCAATACACCGGTATCAATTGATTTTAAACGTGGTCTCCACATTATAACCGGAATTAACAAAGATAAGGAAGACCGGCAAAACGGTGTAGGTAAATCAACTATCGCTGACGGTGTATATTTTGCAATCTTTGGTGAAACACTAAGAGATCTAAAAAAGGATTATATTGTCAATAATATTAACAAAAAAAACTGCGAGGTTATATTAGAAGCGACAGTTAAAAATTTAGATGTAACCGAAGATATTAAGATTATACGTATGTTAGAGCCATCTAAATGTTTTATTTACATTAACGGTGAAGATAAGACGCGTGATAGCATTTCTAATACAACGTCTTTTATAATGAAAAAGTTTAATTGTACACCTGAAGTATTTCAGAACTGTGTAATTATGACCATAAACAATACAATACCGTTTATGGCTAAAAAGAAGCAAGAAAAGAGAAGGTTTATTGAAGATATTTTTAATTTGAGTGTTTTTAGTAGCATGTCTAATTTACTAAAAAATGATTTAAATGAAAATAAAAGATCACTCGATATTTACGGTACACGGTATGATGAAATTCAAAAGACGTTAGAAAGTTATCGAAATCAACGCGACAGTGCGATAAAAGAACGTGAAAATAAACGAGAGAAATATATACAGCGAAAAAAGAATAACGCGCTTGAAATTGTCGATATAAAAAACAAACTAAATGATTTTAATGAAAAAGATATTGCTGATATTAGAAGTAACATTAATACTCTAAGAGATGGTATATCAAAAATTGACTCATTAATACAGGGTGTAAGACATCGTAAGAGTGAAAGTACTACACTTATAAATCAAGCTCAGAAACAAATTTCTGTCGTTGGTACAAATAAGGAAACTTGCCCTACATGTCTACGCACGATAAAAGATGGTGATAAAGATCACATAGAAAGTGAGAAGAAAAAGATATACGAGCATATATGCGACCATGAATCAAAAATTAAAGAGCATGAGGTTGAGGAAAAGACGCTTATTGAAAAGAAAAATAAGATTAATTTAAAAATTAACAAGCTTGAAGAAAGTATACATGCACATAACCTTGAAATGCGTGACTTCAAGAACCATGAATCACGTCTCATACAGCTAAATGAATGGCAGATAATGCTTGACCAGGATCTTATAGATCTTGATCAGGCATCAACACAATATGATCAGCTAATACTTGACAAGGAAGCAGAATTTAATAAAATTAATGTAGAGTTAGAAAACATTAAAACGATGACCAATGTTCTCGATGTCGTAAAATTTGTAGTATCAGAAGAAGGCGTCAAGTCGTATATAGTGCAGAAAATATTACAGTTATTCAATAGTAAGTTAGCTTATTATCTTCAGAAAATGGATGCAAATTGTACGTGCAAGTTTAATGAATACTTTGAAGAAGAGATTGTCGACAATAAAGGTAAAGAGTGTTCGTATTTTAACTTTAGCGGTGCTGAGCGAAAGAATATTGATCTCGCGTGTTTATTCACTTTTATGGATATGAGGAGATTACAGGGAGATGTATGCTTTAATTTTAGTATCTACGATGAGCTATTTGATTCAAGCCTCGATGCCCGGGGAATTGAATTAGTCATTAGTGTTCTTAAGGAGCGTGTTGATAAGTACAATGAAAGTATAATGGTTATTAGCCATAGAAAAGAAAGCATTAAGGCGGCAACAGGTGATGTTATTTTCTTAGAAAAGAGTAATGGTATAACAAGACGCCTGGATTACGTAGATTCGCTACTATAATTAAACATACATGAATTCAAGTCCCTTTGTATCACCGTTTGCGTCGCCGTTTGTTTCACCTTTTGGACTGCAACCGATACAGCCTGTAGCGCCTATTATACCACAACCACCAGAACTAACACTTAAACGTGTAATGAATTATTATGCTGACTATAGTGGGTGTGGTTTTTGGCGAATGATCTGGCCTGAGCATATTCTAAATGCACATCAGAAAATGGTCGTTCACGGTAGTACGATGATGTGTTTTGATCCCAATTACTTTAGAGGTGCTGAATGTGTTCGCATACAAAGACAAGCTACAGTACATCAATTAGAATTTATTAAATTTTTAAAGAAGCTTAGTAAAGATCTAGGTTTTAGAATTATTTACGAGATTGACGATCTTGTATTCAGTGAGGATATCCCGGAATACAATAAATTTAAACCCGCGTTTACTGACCCACAAATACGAAAAACAGCACAGGAAATTATGGAGCTATGTGATGAAGTTACAGTAACATGTGATTTCATGAAGGAGTATTACATGAGCAAGACGTCCAATAAAAACGTCACTGTAATACCGAATTACCCGCCAAAGTTTTGGATGGGTAATTTTTATAATGAAAAGAAGATTTCTGATAACTACGACCGTTATCAGAAAAAACCACGCATTCTATACGCAGGCTCTGGAGCACACTTTGATGTAGATAACCGCGTAGGTCAGAATGATGACTTCGCTCATGTTAATCGTGTTATCCGTGCAACAAAAGACAAGTATCAATGGGTGTTCTTAGGTGCATATCCTCTCCCGTTGCAAGATCTTATACAGAGTAGAGAATTCGAGTATCACCCCTGGGAGACACTCTACAGGTATCCAGAGAAGATTGCGAACTTAAATGTCAACATGATGGTTGCACCTCTCCAGGACAATACGTTCAATAAAGCAAAGTCAGATCTTAAGTTTGTTGAAGCATGTAGTTACGGTCTTCCTATTGCGTGCCAGAACATTGTCACGTACGAAAATGCTCCGTACAAGTTTGATACTGGCGAGGAGATGATAGATATCGTTGATGATGTCCTTTCAAAGAAAGGCCGGTACATGAATATATCATCAAAAATGCGGAAACTAGCTGATGGTCGCTGGCTCGAGAATGAGGATAATATTAACAAATATGTTGAGCTTCATACACTTCCCTTCGGACACCGTGACAGGAAACTGCTCAACGCCGTAAACGGTATTGTAGCTTGATCACGCATATGTAGTATAATATACTATTAGTGTGTATAGGAACATATCATATTCTCCTCAAAGTCAAACTATAAATCTTTATACATGGGATGAAAACGGTAAGCGTATTACCGTTCCATCAACATACGAGCCGTATGTTTATCTTGAGACGAACAATGCACCGGATGCCGTAAGTATATTTAATACGAAATTAAAGAAGAAGCGTTTTAAAAATCAATATGAACGTTCACGTTATCTTAAAGATAATAAGGTAACGCGTGTTTTTGAAAATTTAGGTATATACCAGCAGTTTCTTATTGATGCATATTGGAGAGAGAGTGAAGGTACAGAGTTTTCAAAACAACCACTCAAAGTATACTACATTGATATCGAAACATACTCACCTAATGATTTCCCAAATCCACAAGACCCTTGTGATGTTATTAATATCATAACAGTATATGATTCTTTGACGAGAAAATTCTATTCATGGGGACTAAAGCCGTATACAGCTAAATCACCAGATGTCATCTACGTTGAATGTAAAACGGAAGAAGATCTCCTAAAGAAGTTTTTAGATTTCTTTGTAAAAGATTACCCTGATATTCTGTCGGGATGGAATTCAGAGTTTTTTGATATACCTTATATTATCAATCGAATTAGAAAGGTTCTCGGTGAAGAAGCAGTTCAACGGTTATCACCTATTGGTTCTCTACGCTCAAGAGCGTTTATGGGTAAATTCGGTAAAGAACAGGTAAGATGGCATGTAGAAGGTGTATCACTTGTCGACTATCTTGAAATATACAAACGGTTCTGTCAGACGCTACGTGAATCGTATAAGCTCGATGCGGTAGGAGAGGTAGAGCTCGGTGAACGCAAGGTTGATTACGGTGATCTGAATCTTTCAGAACTAGCCGATACTAACTGGGAACTATTTGTCGATTACAATATTCAAGACGTTAATCTGCTTGTTCGTCTTGAACAGAAGTTACAATATATACAGCTTTTACGTATGATCGCATACGCTGGATTGACTACATTTGAAGGTGCTCTTGGATCACTCTCTGTTATTACCGGTCTATGCGCAATTCGTGCACGTCTTAGAGACAAGCGTATACCTACCTTTATTAAGGATATACGTGAAGACAAACTAAACGCCGGTGCATATGTAGGTGAACCACAGAGAGGGTTTCAAGAACATGTCGTATCATTCGATGCTAATAGTCTATATCCGAACACAATGATTACCTTAAACCTATCCCCTGAGACTAAGATAGGTAAAATTATCGATAAGACGAACGATAATGTAACGATTAAGCACGTTAATGGACAAACGTTTACATTGACACATGATAAGTTTGCTAAATTCGTACAGCAAGAGGAAATTGCAATATCGCGTGCGAAAATCTTATTTACGCAAAAAGAAAAAGGCATTATACCTGATACAGTCGATCACTATTATCAAAAGCGAGTTGAAATTAAAAAATTATTAACAAAGGCAAAGAAGAAATCACTTACCCTAACTGAAGGTACAGAGGAATATGCCAATAATCAGCTTGAAATAGATAGGCTCAATATACATCAGCACACAATCAAGATTCTCGTCAATACGGTATATGGTTACTTCGGGAACAAGCATAGTCCGCTCGGTGACGATGAATTAGCCGAATCAATCACACTTACAGGTCAGGCTGTTATTAAGGAATCAAACCGTATTCTTACCGAGTACATAAAAACCAACACCGGTCTTAGTGATGAGGAGCTTATAAAACATAACCCCATCATATATAATGACACAGACAGTTCATATATTTCCATCAAGCACTTAATCGAGAGACAGAATATACCTGTACATGACAACGCCGGTAATATTACACCTCAATACTATAAAGCAGTATCAGATATTGAAGAATATCTCAACCGAGAAATTACATTGTGGGGTAAAAGAGCTCTTGGTTCCAAGGACTGTCGTCTCGTGTTTAAGCGTGAAGCTATTGCCGATGTTGGTTTGTTTCTTCAAAAGAAACGATACGTTTTACATACTCTCGATGTAGAAGGTATACCTGGTAAGAAGTTTAAATACACCGGTGTTGAAGTTGTTCGAACAACAATGCCTACACCGATTAAGCCCTATGTAAAGAAAATTATTGAAACCATGCTTCTTACGAAGGATTATCATCAAACAAATAAAGTCTTTAACGAGACATATGAAATATTTAAACAATTACCTATAGAGGATGTTGCATTTGTTATGGGGGTTAAGGGATATGAAAAGTATGCAAACCGTAGTAATGAATTCGAGACAGTCAAAGGCATGCCAAGCCATGTTAAAGCTGCATACTACCATAACATCCTAATAGATCGTCTTGGCATTGAGAGAAAATATGAGAAAATAGTATCGGGAGATAAGGTACGGTATTTTTACGTAAGAAAACCGAACAGCTTTGGTTTATCTGCAATCGGTTACAAATATTATTACCCTAAGGAGTTTCAATCTATATTTGAAATTGATTACGAAAAAATGTTTGAAAAAATTATATACTCGGTAATCGAACGTTTTTATGAATCAGTAAACTGGACGGTTAAAAAACCTGGTAATGATGCACAGATTGATTTATTTGATCTTTTAGGAATGGAGTAGTTGATTTTTCGATTATGCATATATAATATATACGACATATGAGCAATACAAATCTTATTACATTTATCGATCACATTGGCCGCACCATTATTGGTGAGTTTGGTAGCGACGTTGATAACGGACATTCTTTTACCGTAAAGAATCCCGCTATTATTCACGTTCAGCCAACACAACAGGGACAGCTTAACGTTCAGACGATTCCTCTCTACTTCCGTGAATTTGTTGGTGAGAAGTCAAAGGAAAATGGAACGGTATGGAAGTACCATTATTCGAGCGTCGTTCTTGGTGTAGACGTTGACAACGATCCACGTCTTGTAGAGCAGTACACAAAGCTCTTCGCTGCACCTTCATCGCTCGTTACGTCAGATGAGCCACAGGTAGTGCGACTTTTTGATGAAGAGTAATTCGTAATCTGAATCGAAACCAGATTAACACCCGTAGCTATAGCTACGGGTGTTTTTTTTTTT